ATAATGCTAATGGTCGTGACCAGATAACTGCTATTGGTTATGAAGCACAAGTATTTATTCCTATGAAAGAAATCATTAAAATTAATATCTTGCAGTATCAAGGTGTTGAGAAAGTATTTTCTAAGAGTAAAAACATTAGTGTTAATATTGACCCTAAGCAGTTACGTGATGCTGTAATGGAATTTAAAATCAGTGATGGTTTAATTCCTACTGACAAGTTAATGGATGCAGATAGTTTTACTATCTCCTTGCAAACACTTGGTTCTAGTCCACAGATTGGCGCTGGTTATAACATTGCACCCTTATTCAGTTATCTAATGAAACAACGTGGCGCTGACTTGTCACCATTTGAGAAGAGTGCAGAACAACTTGCGTATGAACAAGCATTACAGGCTTGGCAACAAGCACTTGCACCATTTGCAAAAGGTTTAGCTGATGGAACATTAACTCCTGAGCAATTGCCGCCCCAACCATTACCAGAACAATATGGGTATAAACCACAAGGTGTTGGAACTGGACAAGCACCACAGCAAGGTAGAAGTACAGTTAACACTAATAACATTACTAATAACATCACAACTAATGATAACAGATAAGGAGAATCAAATTGAGCGTACAATCAGATACAAGTTTCACAAGATACATCTTTACTAAAGAAGAATCATTGCAAGCATCACAGCTTACAACTCTTCAAAAGCAACACATCCAGAATCTACTGGCTGATGTAGCAGAAGAAAAGATTAATCTTACATTTGACCCGTTAAATCCCGTAGCATTTGCTCAACAAGAAGCAGATTTAACAGGTAAAATTACGATTCTAAAATACATCTTAGAGTTAGCAGAAGCACCACCAGAAGCAACAGAGTAGCACAGTAGTATCTCAACAGTAATATCTCAACTTAAATTAATAAAGGAAATATATCATGGCACTATCAGACTTAATGGCAAACTTTCGTGGTGGTACTGGACAACCGCCAGCAAATCCAACTCCTCCAACTCCTGGCAATATGCCACCATCAGCTGGAACTATTGCAGCACCAACTCCTGGAACAGCTGCAAATGGTATAGTTCCACCAGCAGGAGAAACTCCTAATACTAATGAACCTGCAAACCCACTTGATGAATTTAAGAGCTTATGGGAGAATGACCCTAATGCACCAAAACCTGACGAGTTTGGAATCTTAGGTGAAATCAACGCACAAAAGATTCAGGAAGTTGCAGGTAAAGTAAACTTTGCAAAAACAGTTAATCCTGCTGATATTAAATTAATACAAGCTGGTGGTGATGAAGCTATTGCAGCACTTGGTAGAGCATTGAATGCTACAAGCCAAGCAGTTTACGGTCAGTCAGCAGTTGCTACTTCTAAACTCATTGAACAAGCATCTGCTAAACTTGAAGCAAAATTATTAGAAACTCTCCCAGCAAAAATCAACAAGCAGAACTTCAGTAATCAGTTACGCGAAGAAAATCCTGCTTACTCTCATCCAGCAGCTGCACCAATCGTATCAATGATTGAGTCACAGATTGCAACTAAATTCCCCAATGCAACACCCTCAGAGTTAACTGAAATGGCACAAGATTATTTTACTCGTACTATGTCTGCTATTTCTGGTAAAGATAAGAAAGAACAAGAAGCAGCAAATCTTAAAGCTAGTAAAGAAATAGACTGGGCTAAAGAGTTTAATGTATAGATTTATTCAGTAGTTTTATTTGATTTATTTAATAGGAGAAATATCATGGGATATAAAAGATTGCAAGTACAAGATGGTGATTTATCTTTACCTGCTAAGATGCGTGTAGGTGATGGTTGGTTAGCAAATCCAGGAGAAGTAATTCAAGCAACAGATTCTAACCAAACATTAAACTCAGCAGCAATGATTGGTGGCTTGTATGTACGTAATGGTATGACAGCAGCACGAACAGATACTACTGATACAGCAACGCTATTAGCAGCAGCTTGTGTAGGTATGGATATTGGTGACAGTTTTATATTTGGTGTGTCAGTTACTACAGCTTTCGCTTGGAATATAGCCGCAGGCGCAGGCGTAACATTAGTAGGTAAAACACAAGTACCAGCATCTGGCTTTGGTTTATTCCGCGTAGTTCGTACTGGTGCATTAACGTTCACCATTCGTGGTCTGTAAGTAGATTAGTAAGTTTTTAGTAGTAAATAACAGTAATTATTTTTTAAGAAAAGGAAATCAAAATGAGTGTAGGTATTCTTACAACAACTAATCTACCACAGGACTTAGCAGCAAAGAGTTTTGCAGGTATGATTACTCGCCTCATGCCAAACGGTCAAGCACCATTGTTCGGTATGACTTCTATGTTAGATTCAGAAAATGCTGTTCAAACAGAACATGGCTTTTTCACTAAAACAATGTTATTCCCAGAGATGACATTAAGTGGCGCAGTTTTAGCTGCTGATACAGTATTGCCAGTTACTTCTAGTGCTAACGTACTTCCAGGTATGATTATGCGCGTTAACACAACTGGTGAGAACATTATTATCAATAGTGTTATCTCTCCTACATCAGTATCAGTATCTCGTGGTGTTGGTACAGTAGCAGCTGCTAACATTGCATCAGCAGTTAAACTTTACCAAGTTGGTTCTGCATTTGAAGAATCTTCTATCCGTCCTAACGCATTAAATATCAACCCAGTTCGTATTACTAACTTCACACAGATTTTACGTAATACATGGGCAGTATCAGATACAATGCGTCAAACAATGGTAATTGCTGGTGAAACAAACGTAGCTGAATCTAAACAAGATTGTGCAGCGTTCCATGCTAAAGATATTGAAACAGCTTTGTTCTTTGGTCAAAAATCACAAGGTACTAGAAATGGTCAACCATTCCGTACTATGGATGGTTTATTAAGTATCGTAGGTAATTTAACATACTACCCTAGTTACTACTCAGTACCAAACGTGTTTGTTGCAGCAGCTACAACTAATTATACCCAATTAGAAGCTATGTTAGACCCAGTGTTTAACCAATCAACAGACCCAAAAGTAGCTAACGAACGTGTGTTATTTACTGGTGGTATTGGTAAGAAAGTATTAAATAACATTGGTCGTTTAAATGGTACTTACTACATGGTAGATGGTCAAACATCTTGGGGACTTCAGTTCACTACATTTAAAACAGCTCGTGGTATGTTCCGTGTTATTGAGCATCCATTGTTTAATAGTAACCCAGATTGGTCTGCACTAGCAGTAGCAGTAGATTTGAGTACATTTAAAGTAGCTTACTTAGGTGACCGTAAAACACAATCTAAAGATTTCAATGGCAGCAACGATGCAGTAGATAACGGCATTGATGCAGTAGGTGGTACATTGACTACTGAGATGACTTGTGTAATTAAGAATCCTCCAGCTAATGCTTGGATTTCAGGTCTTACAGCAGCAGCAGTAGGTTAATCAATTAGCTAGTAATTAGTTAGTTCTATCGAATAGGTAGTAGTTATGGTAACACTGTACTACTACCTATTTTTACTCCCAGTTTAATCAAAGGAATTATCATGAGCATGAATAAAGCATTTAAATCTAGCATCCCATTCGTACAATTTGTATTACCAAATGGTCACGTATGTAAGTTTATTAATCATCTGTTTCATACAGGTGACCCAGAAGTAGCAGAATTATTAGAAAAAGAAATTGGAACTCCTGGAGTTGGTAAATCTAAAAACTCTGTAATCTACATTGATACTAATGAATTAGAAGTAGACCCAGATGCATTAACACCTATGGCGATTCTTGAGAAACAGATTCGTGCTAAGATTCTATTAGAAATGGAACAAGCAGGTTCTAGTAGCAATGACCGTGGTACATCTAGTGGTGCTGGCGGTGAAGGTACAGGAGTAAATAATACAGTCTCTGCATCAGCACAAGTATCCAGTGACAAAGGTGTAATTGCTCAGTTAAATGAGTTACGAGCAGCAGGTCAGCAAACTGTAGTAACTGGCACAATCACACAAGCAGAGCCAGCTAAAGTAGGTGCGCAAGTAGATATGAACGCATTACGTGACAAGTTAGCAGCAGCAAAAGAATCTACTTCTGTAGCAGAACAATTAGCAAAAGAAACAGAAGTAGCTACACCAACAGCAGAGTAATTAGTAGTAACCCTAAATCAGATTGATGGAGAATTAAAGTGGCAGCCAACTCATTATTACAGTTCCTTATGGATGAAGTAGTATCTCTTACCAAAAGACCAGACTTAGTTGCAGCTACTAAGATGGCTGTAAAATCTAGCACTTTAAAGATGCATCAATCTGACTTCTTCTATAAAGATTTATTTGATGCTAGCATTAGTTTTAGTGAATCTAGTTACTTTCAACAACTAGAATATAAGACACTAATTCCTCGCTGGAGAGCGTTAAAATACATAAGAAAACTTTCAGCTGATACAACATCTGGACTGTATGCAGGTAAAGGATTTTTATCTATTGTAACACCAGAATCAATATTAGATGATTATGGAGTAGAAAAAACCGATGTATGTTATGGTGCAGGTGCAGTAATACAAATTAAGTCATCTACACAAGAAAGCAAGTATGTGCTTGGTTGCTACTTATATCCAGAACTTATAGATGAAATCTATGAATCATGGATTGCAAGAGAAGTACCGTATGCAATTGTGTATGATGCAGCAGCTACTGTATTTAAAGGCATTGGCTTTGATGAGCAAGCTGCACAGTACAGGAACGATGCAGGTACTTGGATGGTGTTACTAAAGAATTCTAACATAGTATTAAATGGAGAATAACATGAGTGCAAGTATTTGGAATCAAGGTGAAGTACCTATCCTAGACCCACAGGATAGTATAGAAGTACAAAGATTTCTAGCTACTGCTGGACAAGTATTATTTACAATTACTGCATTTAAGTATCAGTTAGCTGCTAATGCATTACTAGTATTTAAGAACGGATTGGCGCTGATTCGTGGAGTAGATTACACTGAAACATCTACTACTACATTTACTCTTACATTACCAGCAACTCTTAATGATGTAATATTTGTAGTAGGTTTTGTACAGATTGATAACGCATCAGAGCAAGCAACAGAAGCAGCAGCATTAGCAGTAGCTACAGCATTAGCACTCAATAAATTATATCTTGGTTCTAAAGCAACTGCACCTACATTAGATAATCAAGGTCAGCCACTGCTAGATGGAGCACTGTATTTTAATACAACTGCTAATATCTTATATGTGTATGACTTAGGTACAACTACTTGGGTATCAGGAGTAGTAGTTCCAGGCGGTACATTACTTTCTGCAAATAATCTATCTGATGTAGGCTCACTAGTAACAACTAGAAATAACCTAGGTGTTAGGCAAGTTGCAGCACAAGTAGTATTTAATTCTCAGTTAGTTTCAAAAGTATCAGTAGCAGATGCATTAGCAGTTACTACAAGTAAGATTACTGCTAATATGCAATCTAAAGTAGGAGATACTTTAGGCGATGAATTAGAAATGGATGCATTTGTAGTAACAGGTAGATGTTTAGTAAATGGTACAATTATATTTACAGCAAGATGTGTAAGTGGCTTTGCACAAGGTACATATAATTTTAATTATTCAATTCAAAACTAAGGAGATTTAAATGTCACAAATTCAGTCAGGCGATAGTACCGATTTACTCAAAGTTGGCGCAGTAAGTAAAGCTGCACGAGTTGAGTTATATGATGCACTAGGTAATCCAATTAATCCAGCTAAAGATGGTAAGTTCTTTACTGCTTTAGAAGTAGTTCCTACAACTCTTACAGTAGGTACAGTATACTTTGGTATGAGAAACAACAGCGGTACTAAAAAAGCAGTAATTGATTTAATTAACTTAAATCTTACATTCTCAGGTATAGCTGCAGCAACACGTTCTGCGTTTGAACTAGTACGATTTAGTGGTGCTAACTTATCAGGTGGAGTTGTTCAACAGGCAGCTAAGAGTGATAACCTATTAGATGCAAATACAATTGTTACAGATATTAGAAGTGCAGTAGGTGGATTAACTATTACTGGTACTAGCTTTGAATCTGCGCAGATGTATAAAATCAGTATTGCAAACCAACTAACTGCTAATATTAACAGTGACTTAGATTTAACTAGTCCTATTATACTAGCTCCAGGTGAAGGCTTAGCAATTCGAGCTAATACTGCAATTGTGCTAGGTGCTGGTTTATTCGGTACTATTGGTTGGACAGAACGCAACTAGTGGAAAGCTATCAAGTTATGACTAAAGATGAAAAAGACAGACTTGATAGAATTGAGCATACGTTACATACTCTTGGCACTAAGTTAGATATTCACTTAAGCCAAGAGGATGTAGCTACACCTAAGTTAGAAGAAGTTCTTGAGGTGTTTGTACAAGCTCAAGGAGTATTAAAGTTTATAAAAATATGTGCAGCTTGTTCAGCAGCTTGTGGTGGTGCATATCTGTTTATCAAAGAAGTATTATCTCACTGGAGAGGATAAGTTATAATGGCTAATGTATCTTACAGAGCTAATCTAAACGCAGCATCTTTCCCTATGATATCACAGTATCAGGGACAGAGTATTATTGTGCGGGAACAAGATAACAACTATGTTCCACCAGTTAGTTCTAAAGCAGATGAAGATAAGGATGTAGGTATTCCTCAAATTTATTACTGCCACAATGTTATTCCTACAACTGAAGGATTAGCTAGTGTAGGATACGCCTTAGCTGTAAATGAAACTACTGATGTATTAGATTTTACTCAAGTATTTATCATACGTAATGTGACAGGTCAGAAAGTATTATTTGGTATTACTTCTGATGGATTTCAGTATGTAGTTCCGCAAGGACAAACTAACTGGACTGAGATTACACCAGTTCCAGGTTCTGCAGGTAAACTAGTAACTGCTACTTTTGTAAGTGGAGTTACTTATATTTACTTTGAATCTATCGGATGCTATAACTATGATTTTACAGCTAATAAACTTATTCCTGTAGTTCTTACTGGATTAGATGCTGCTAGTATTGTAGGAGTAATTGGTATCTCAGGCTATCTAGTAACTTGGAGTATAGAC